ACCGTTCAGCGGGCGACCAAACTCGTCCACCTCGTAGCGGACCTCGATGCGGAGCAGCTTCTCCGAGGTCACATCCACCCAGACCTTGTACGGCTCGGCAATGCCGTCACCGTCGAGGTCGAGGTCTCGATGCTGCTCGATGATCTGGGCCATGTCCTCGCTCTCCATCGAGGACGGCTGGATGCCGCTGTCGCGGTCGTTCTGCTGCTGGATCAGGGAGGTGACGTTGCCGATCATCATCGGCTCGGGCGGAAAGAGGAAGTAGCCCTCCGAGGCCCGGATGCGCCCCTCGTTCAACTGGAGATGGATCAGTTCGGTCTTCCGATGCACATCCTCGATGTTGATCGGGCCGATGTGGTAGGGGACGAACAGGTCCTCCGCGCGCACGGGACGGGTGACGATCCGGTTCATCACGGGGTCAAAGTAGGTCTTGCTGAAGTCGCTGCCGTGGACCGCCACGCGCAGGAGCATCGCGGACTTGTCCTCCTTGTAGGTCTGGTCCTTGAAGAACAGGGACCATTGGAGGAACTGGCTGACCCGCTTGGCGCGCTCGGCAGATCCCGGAATGGACGGGCTGATCGAGATGGCCGCGACGGGCATCCGGGTGCCAAAGAACGCCTTGTAGGCACGGGACTGGAAGGAGTTGCAGGCTTCCGTCAGCAGGCCAAGGGACTCGTCGGACGAGCCGGGCCACGGGCGATTGATCGGGGCGTCCTGCTGGTTGTAGACGGCCACCCAGTCGGCATGCATCGCATCCCACTCGGAGCGGCTCTCCTTGTCGGCGCGGAAGTCCTCAAGGCACACCTGTGCGATGGACTCCCGCTCCTTCTCCTCCAGCGAATCCGCAATGTTGACGAGGAGGGCATTCAGGGCCTGGCGCTTCTTGCGCTTGACCTTGTCGTTGTCTCCTCGCCACTTGCGGTCTTCGTTCATGTGTACGTCTCCTCAAGCGTCGGCATCATGCCACGGGTGTTCTGCCACAACCACGCAACCATGCCGGGACCGTGGGCGTCCCATTGAATCCACGGGCTTTCCTGGAGAAACCGGGTGAAGTCCTGCGCCTGACAGAGGATGTCCCTGTCCGTCCAGAACTGCCGGTTCCTGCCCCCGACAGCCACATCCATAAGGACGTACTTCGGGGTGCCATCCTGATGCCGCGCGGACTTGTCCAGCTTGCTCTCGTCCAGATGACAGGAGTCAAAGCCGTACAGCCCAATCGACTGGAAGCCGAGGAACTGCCACGCGAGGATCATAGCGCGGCCAGCCGACGAAGATCCTCCCCCCATGAGGAACTTCTGATGCTCCGGGGGCAGCACCGACTTCTCGTCCGCACCCACCGCAGCGTGCCAGCCATAGACCTTGCCGCCCGTCTCCAGCAGGCGCTTCACGACGCCGGGATCGACCATCGAGGCGCAGAAGTACCGGACACCCGGATAGGCAGCCGGAAGGAGATCGGCTCGCGCCTTGCCGTGGGTGCTGATGCCTTCGTGTGGGCGGGGGTCGAGAAGGACGCAGCCCCACGGGACCAGACCGGCGTCAATCAGCTTCTGGTGGCTGTGCTTCACGCAGAACAGGACCGCACCATCCTCCACCTCGCGGCGGATCTCGGCCAGGGTCTCGGGCATGTCCAGAGACGGGCCAGCGGAAACGATGATGGCCCGCCTCATGTGGTGCTTCGTGTAGCGCACCCAGTTCTGGACCTGTTCCAGATTGGCCTTGATGTTGGCGTGGATGGTCTCGTTGGGGACGCAGTTCTGCGTCTGGACCACCATGTTGGTCTGGTATGCGTTGTTCGTGATCGACTTGATTTCTTCTTTCTTGATTGCCGACATCTGCCGCTGGTGGAAGACGGGGAGGTCGTCGGGGATCACGGGGAAGTCGCGGGTCACGGCAACATGGACGAACCCAAGCCCATCCGTCGCCCGCTCCACGGACTCGAAGGCAATCGTGTCCGTTCGCACCGCATTGATGCCAAAGCGGCTGGTGTCGATGTGCTTTCCGTTCTCATCAGACGAGTAAAAGCCAATGAAAATCAATGGCTTGTCCTCAAGCGCCAGAAGCGCGCGGCGGATGTCCTCGACCGGCACCATGTCGCAATCAATCACCGGCACGGCATCCTCGGGGACGCTGCCGTCGAAGTCCTTCGGGTTGACGTAGGCGGGCTTGGCACCGCCCAGCAGCCGCTCGACAATCTCGGCGTTGGTCATCCCGGCCTTGCGGTTGCCCTTCTTGTGGACGAACACGCTGTCCAGCGGGCTGGCCTCGAAGGCGTCCAGGCCATAGGGACCGGCTCCGGCGGGACAGAGGTCGTGCCACTCGCTCTTCTCGCTCTCCATGTGCGCGATGACGCAGACCATGAAGACGTAGCTGTCATGCAGTTCCGACAGCTTCAGCACATCGTCCTTGACGTACATGCCAATAAACTTGCGGAGAAAGTCGGCCCCCTTGCGGCGAAGGTTGAAGGCCATGAACCCGCACTCGGGATGCGTGGCCGTCTGCGCGCGAGAGAGCAGCACCCCGTCCTTGTCCTCGGGCAGGATGTGCTTGAGGAAGTCCATCGTGAGCGGGGCGCGGGTCTCGACATCGCCGTCTAGCCAGACAAGCCAGTCGTGCCCGTCCGCAATGGCATCCTCCAAAGCGACCTTCAGGGCGAAGACCTTGTGGGCGAAGCGCAGGAGATCCTGCCGGTAGTCGTATCCCGGCTGCTTGGGGTCCAGCTTCTGGGCTGCGTGGCGTAACATAAAAGTTACGAACTGATTGTCCATCTTCAGTCGCGAGTCATTGACAACGTTGATATCGATCTCGCCGTCCCAATGCTCGCCAGCGGTCTCAAGCCAGCGACGCCCGTAGAGTTCAAAGCCCGCTTCCGACCAGGACGAGCAGATCATCACTTTCATGTCACTTCTCCACGAATATGCTGTCCTTGCCGACGACTTCGGCAAGACGGTAGCCAAGAAGGCGAAGGACGTTCAGCGAGTCCTCCTTTGGCCTCTCGATGATGAGGACGGGCTTGTGGCGCTTGAGCGTCTCCAATGCCCCCACGAGGACACGATGCTCGTAGCCCTCGGTGTCGATCTTCACCAGCCCGAGTTCGTCGTACTTGAACTCGTCAATGGCGAACATCGGCACACCACCCGTCGCCGCAGCCTCAAACCCGCGCGCCCCGGTGTTGGCAACCGCATCGACCCGCACGTTACCCATGCCCCTCTGCGCGCCAGCGGCTCCATACGTCGCCCGCACGGCCCATGACTGCACGTTGCGAACAAGGCAGGCGTAGTTGTGCGCGTCAGGCTCAAAGGCATGGACGAGCGAAAAGTCCTTCGACATGCGCCGCGAAAAGATCCCGATATGCGCGCCAACGTCGATGGCCGTGCCAGATGCCTTGATGTGTGCAGACGCCTTTGCATACGAGGCCATCTGGTACGACGAGATGTCGCCAACGAAATGCTGGTCTGCGCTTGGCAGCCACCAGTCACCCACCTTCTTCATTCGAACCTCCCCCGCGTCTTCATCATGTAGTCGTACTCGTTGGTCCACCAGCCCGCGAACGGGATGTCGCGCATGTGGTCGAACCAAGGCCCGCCATCGGTGAAGTGCATGAGGCGCGGCTTGATGTTGTGCTTGGTGTGGCCGACGAGGAAGTTCCACCCAGGCGACAGGTCACCGATCTCGCTGTCCTTCAGCCATGTAAACGTATGCAACTCGCGACCCGTTGCATGGTTGACGAAGTCTGGCGTCAGGACACGGTTTGACGGATGCCCGCAGTTGAACAGGATCACGGAGGACCAGTTCTTCCTCGGGTACGGCTTCTGGATCTGGCCGTCCATCTTGATCTGGTTCTGCGGCAAGTGGATCTGCTTGACCACCATCACCGCATACTTGTCGTCGGCCTCCTTGAGAAGCTCGCCAACATCATCCAACCACAGCATGTCGCAGTCGGTGAACAGCGCCCAGCCCTTGTAGTCTTGCAAGTGCGGGACGAGGAAGCGCGTGAAGGCGAACTCCGTGCTGAACGGAAGCCCGTCGCGGACATCAAACATCTGCCCGGTCTTCGGGTCCACGCCCCACTCGCGGTCGAAGATGCCCTTGCCGCGAAGATCCTTGTGGCGTAGCGCGCGCACATGCAGCGGGATGCTGCTCTTGCGCTGGCAGGAGAACATGCAGACATCGTAGGCGTCGATCTCCCGCGCATCGAAGCCTATCCAGTATGGCAACGGGTCATCGGCCATCATGGCCTCCATCGAAATGGATCATCACGAACGCATCGCTCTGGAACCGATGGGTGTGGATGTAGTTCGTCCACACATCCTGGCTCCAGAGCGTCAGGTGCGCGTTGCGACCATCCGGCAGCGTCTTCTTGGCCGGGAACGTCGCGATGCCAAAGACCACGAACTTCTTGGCGCGGATCGTCGCGTCGAACACCGCGCGCCTGAGTTCCTCGTCCTCAAGATGCTCCAGCACATCAAGGCAGATGACGCCATCAAATGGGAGCATCGGATTCGGCAGATTATCAATGCCGGGGACAGCGGGATCGTAGAGCATCGGCTTCTCCACGCCCCACTTCTCATGCAGCTTCAGGGAGTCGTACTGCATCCCCTTGCCGCTGCCAAAGTCGAG